CGAACTGCTTGTCGGTGTCGGACAGCTTGTTGTACTCCCAAGTGGGCCGGTCGAACAGCCAGGAGTAAATATTCGACTGGAGCGCGCCCGAGGTCTGGTATCCCTCGGAGATGTCCCCGAGCGCCCGGCCAACGCCCGCTCCGTGCGGCCCCAGCTTGCCGGCGAGGTTCTCGAGGCGGTCCCCGACCGAAAGCTGCCGGGCGAGTTGACCGCGCATGGTGACCCCGGGCTTGGCCCCGAGGGTGGCGCCGGCCGCCCGCTCCGACAGGGCCTTGGCAAACGAGACGTCCCCGCCTCGAGCCGCCAGCTTGCCCGCGACGGCGGTGGCCCCGACTCCCCGGGCGATGCGCTCGGCCGCCCCGCCAGCGCCGGGGACGAGGTCGAGGAGGGACAAAACCGGATGTTCCGCGAGGGCCTTGAATCCCGAGCTCCCCGAAAGCGTCGGGTCGTGCTGGAGGACGGTGCCAATGTCGGCCGCCCCCGGCACGAAGGACAGCAGCGTGTCGTTCAGCCAGTTGCCGATCGTGCCTCCGAAGGTGGATGCCTCCAGCGACCGTGGATCGACAATGGCCTTGAGTGTCGTCTTGGCCGAGTTGAACAGTGACTTCTCGAATGATCCGGTAAAGATCCCGGCGATGCCCGTGGCGATCTTGCCGACGTCGGACACCGCGTTGTTCCAGACGTGACTGGGTTGCGGGTTGTCCGAGGGCGCCGAACTGACCATGTTCGGGTTGTGCGCGGCCTGGATGGCCAATGCCCGCTCGGCTTTGCCCATCGGGTACTCGCCGTTCTGGACCCGGTTGAGGTCGAGTTGGTACACCGGCAGGTAGGCGTTCGGGCCGATCCCCTGGCCCTGCGCCCAGGCCACCGCGGTCTGCCAGTCGCTGTTGAACGACTGCTCCCCGGTCTTTGGGTGGTAGGCCACCTAGCCGCCCGGTGCAGTGCTGCCGGTCGGCAGGCCGGGCGTCCCGTACGGCGTGATGGACGAAGTGCCCTGCGGCGCGGAGACGACCTTGCCCTGCTTGGCCGAGAGACTCTGGAGCGGGATGGTGCCCGCCCCGCTGCCGCCGTAACCACCCGAACGCTGGAGGGCCTCGAGCAGCGAGGGCGTGAGCGACCCCTCGGCCGCGGTCGGAATCACTCCCTGGTACGACAGGTTCGAGGTGATGTGTGAGGCGAGGGCGTTGAGCCACCCCGACTCGGGTGCCGTCTCGACCAGTTGCGCGTTCGCCTGGCCGTAGGCAGCGAGGGCGTCCGAGATCGGATTCAGGGACTGTTGGAACTGTGCCGCCTCCTGGTTCATGGCCTGAGCCACGGGCGCTGCGGTCTGCTGGGCCGCGGCCGTCTGAGAGGAGAGCCATTGGCCGGGCGCCGAGCCCGAGGAGAGCCCGAGGGACGCAAGAGCCTGATCGGCTGCACCGACCTCGGCCTGCGAACCGGCCTGACCTGAGATCAATGGAGCGATCGGCGTCATCTCGGCTTGGAACTGGGACGTCAACGCGTTGCCGAGCTTGGTCCAGGGGTTGTTGGCCGTCGCCTGGATCTGCTGCTCGAGCGCGGACGTTTCAGCCTTCTTGGCCGCGGCAGCCTGCTTCTGAGCCTTCTGCTTGTCGAACGCGGCGATCTCGGCCTGAGGATTGGTCAAGAGCGCCTCGTTGATGCCACGGGTGTCGACGTTCATAGGTTCGGCGTTCGGCGCCGGCCCGCCCCCCGATTGAAGGGCCGTGGCCCACGGGCCGCCCTCGTATCCGCTGGGTGTTACTCCAGGCATATCAGCCTCCTCCGAAGTTGGGGCCGAGCCCGCCAATCATGCCTGCCTGCGACAACGCGGCGGCGTACTGCTGGGCCTCGGACCCCTGCGCCTGGGCGGCCTGCTGCATGAACCCGAGGACGTCGCCCTGGGCGCTGATGCCGAGTTGCTGGAGCCCGAACGCGAGTTGGTCCTGAGCCTGCTGGGCCGAGAGCCCCTGCCCCTTGGCCGCGAGCGCGAGTTGCTGCTGCTGGTTGGCGATCCCGGCCTCCTGGCCGGCGAACCCGAGCTGCTCGGACTGCTGGCCGAGCTGGGAGAGCTGCTGGTTGCGGAAGATGTCGGCCTGCTGCCACCCGTACTGCGCCGCCTGGGTCGCCTTCTCGCGCTGGTAGCCGGTGGTGTTGAGCGTCCCGCCGATGGCTCCTGCGCTCTGCTGGGCGGTGACCGCGTTGGCGTTGGCCAGGGCGGCCTGCTGGAGTTGTTCGGGATACTGGGTCTGCTGCACACCGAACTGGGACTCCTCGATCCCCTGCTGACCCGCGGCGGTCGACGCCTGCTGGGCGAGTCCTTGGGACTGGAGCTGCGTGCCCTGGTAACCCAAGAGCGCGTTAGCCAGCGAGTAGCCGCCCTGGTTCTGCGCTTCGGCCGCCGAGAGCTGGGTCTGCGGGCCGACCATTCCAAGTTCTTGCGATGCGAGCGCGCCCTGAAGCCCGGCCCCGGCGATGCCCTGGCCCGCCTGGCCCTGGAGGTAACCGGCGATCTGGTTCTGCCAGTTCGGATTGGCGATGTTCCCAGCAGTGGCAGTGGCGTAGGGCGAGAGGGCGTTCGGGTTGCCCTGATTGGCAACCCCCTGGTTGTACGCCGCGTTGACACCCGCGGCCGGTGCCGCGGTTGTCTGACCCGCCCGCTGGTCCGGTGTTCCTGCTGCGCCGTAGTTCGCCATGTCAGTACCAGGAGTTCGTGTCGGCGTAGAGATACAACGGCCAGTTGGGCACGCCCGAGGTGAACTGGTCGCCCTGGTCGGTGAACCGGCTCGTCTTGTTGAACATGAACATGAGGTTCCCGTCGTAGAGGGCCTTGGCCTCCTGCCACGTCGGGTCACGGTCCTTGCGCTTGGCCTTGTACACCGCGTAGTCGTACGCGATGTCCTCGTAGGCCGGGGTGACGTCGATCAGTTGGGCGTCGGCCGTGGCCGGGATGGCGTTGCGGTAGTAGTAGATGTTGAACCGCCCGTTGTCGCCGACGACCGGATAGGTCCCGAAGTACATCCCTCCGCCCGGGGTCCCGTTGTCGTTCCACAGGTAGAACGCCTGAGGAAAGGCGGCTGGGAGTTGGTGCAGGATGCCCCATACCTCGTCCATCGTCTTGATACCCCGGAAGTCCAGGGTGTAGGTCTGGTCGGAGTTCGAGAGCTGGTACTCGATCCGGTGGACGCCGAGGAAGTCGGCCGGCAGGGCGTAGAACTGCTGGAGCGGGACGGCGGGGATCGAGAGCTGCATCCACAGGGCCTGGGCCTGGCGGGCGATGTCCTGGGTGCCCTGGTTGATCCAACTGTTGATCTCAGCGTTGGACCAGAACTGGGGATTCGGCTCGTCCAAGAGGGACCGGACCTCGGTGCGGGCGGTGAGGAGCGAGACGGTCATGGTCGGAAATCTACTCCCCTCGGCTCATGTGAACGTGGTTGGGCTGGGGGTGCTGATGGTGACCGTCACCCCGGCGATATAGAACCCACCGGCCGTCGAGACAACGCCGGTCCCGGTGTCGCCACCGCCCGCGACGATATGGAGATCGCCCCCGCCATTGACGACGAGGGTGAGGTCGGTGTTCAACAACTGGTACGTCGCTCCACTGGTAAAGCTGTGGGTCGCGGTATAGATGGCGATGTTGGTTTCCGCAATCGACCATGTCTGTAGTTGGAACTGGACACTCAGCGGGCCACCAGTGAACGTCGGCGCGGTGAAACTCGGGAAGATGATGACCGCCTCACCGGCTATGACAGCAACGATCCACGAACTCGCCATCGTGTTGAACACGGCCGAGCCGGAACTATTGGATTGCAAATACTGATAGGAGAAATATGTATTGGTCTGATCGGTCGGGCCTAAGAACACCGCCTGAGAGTTGATCTCGGCGAAGTCGGGTCCTGAGCTGAGTGTCGCATGACCCATCACGCTCCCACCGCCACCCGTTGCGCTGATCGTCGGGTTCGGGGCGTCCGGATTGGTGATGGTGATTCCCGAACCGGCCTGGAGATGGCGGGCATTGGCCCACTGCTCGATGGTCCGCATGTCGGTCCCGTAGTCAGACGCCTTCTTGTTCTTGCCCGTAATGATGAGCCGGTTCTGATTCGGCTTGATCGGTGCCATCAGTCGCTCACCCCCACGCCCTCGCGTACCTGGTAACCGAGATCAATCGAATGGAGAATCGGCGACGAGCCGCTGACGGCGTTGTCGCCCGTGATCTTGATGGTGAAGTCCTGAACGCCCTGAACCCCGACGTTGAAACGGTAGCCGAAAGGAGTGCCGGGGATTGCGGTCGCCGTGCCGGTGAACGATCCGATCGTCACGGTCGCGGTGGCGTTCCCACTGGCCGAGGGATCGGAGAGACGAAGCACCACCTGACGAATGTCAAGCACCCGGTCCCCGTGCTCGATGACGTGGATGGGGAGGGATTGCCACTGCCAATGCGGAGCGGGGACCTCGGAGTCGAAGAGGTAGTACCAGGCCCGGGCCGACGACGTGAAGAACAACGGCGCGGCGTACATCTGGTTGCCGAACCGTCCCTCGTACCACCACCAAAGCGTATGACCCGTGACATTCGCGTTGCCGTTGCCGGTGCTGGGATAGAGCGGCCACCAGCCCCCGGTGTCCATATTGAACATGAAGTTGTTGGAGAACAGGATCCAGTCCTGCCAGTGGTAGACGTCGAAGCCGTAGTTGTTGCCAGCCATCCCCGAGCCCGTGGTGGCGTCGTAGAAGTTGTCCCGCAGCTGCTGACTGATCTTGGTCGCCGTGTTGGAGCCGTTCCAGGTCCATGCGCCCCGTTGCTCAGAGCAGTAGACCAGCCCCATCGGACCCGCGGCGGCCTTGCCGACGATGTCGCCGACACTCTGGACACCGGGCATCGAGATGGCCGACGAGATGGAGTTGATGTCGCCGTAAATGACCAGGCCGCCCCCGTTCTTCTTGATGAGGAACAACTCGCCGACCGAGACGGTCCCCCAGGCGCCGTAACCCCAGGGCTCCTCGGCGGCCAGCACGTTCTCCTGGTTGAGGTAGATCGCGCTCTGCGGTGGGTCGGTGAAGTTGATGTTCTCGTTCGTCCCGATCCCACCGGGAACAGGCCATGAGTAGTTGACGCCGACGAGGCAGATGATCCGGCTGGCGTAGGTGATGACCTGGCCGGTGACCGACGACGGCGGGGTCGCGGCGACGCCAGTGATGAGATCGTCGGCCACGAAGGTCGTCGGTGCCGCCACGGACGGATACACCCACAGGTGCCCGTCGACACCTCGGACGTCCGTGCTCACTGCGGTCGGGAACGTGATCTTGGGCGGTGGTGGCGGTGGTCCACCGGCGCCGGTCGCATTGAGGCGGGTGAAAGAGGGGTAGGGCGCGCCGAAGATACCGGCCACCGTCGAGCTTGTGATAGTCGGGCCGGTGATGGCGTTCGTGATTCCGGTTTGGGGGATGGTGGAATACGCCTTGACGTAGTGGTTGGTCCCGTCGTCGCCCTCGATGATGATGACGGCCTCGTCGTTGACCGAACCGAGCCCGGGGTTGATGATGAACCCGACGACGAAATACTTGGTCAGCGTCCCGGGAAACGCCGGAGTGTAGGTGTAGGTGGTGGTCAAGGCGGGGAGCGGGGCCAGCCCGAGTTGCGGCGCCAGCGAGGCGCAACAGAAGGTGTTGACCGCATCGGCCGCCCCGAGCGGTGCAGAGAGTTTCGGTTCGGCCAACGAGATATACGAGTTGTCGTAGACGCCGGGGGTGAAGTCGTCAATGTGGATCCATTCGAGATCCCGCTCGTCGTCGCGGCTGCGGGCCGCGGACGGGCTCATTTGGCCCTCGCCGAGAGGATGGCCACCAGGGCGTCACGCTTGGCCCGGTAGCCCTCCAGAAGGGATCGGGCCAGGAGTACGGCCTCGTTGAGCGCCCGGCAGTCCATCTCACACTCACGGTTCATGGCCGCGATGGACAGGCCCTCGGGGAGGTGCTGCCAGGTGGTCCAAAACTGACGGTGGTAGGCGCCCTCGTCCAGCGCCACCTCCTCGTACTGTTTGGCCAGGCGATGCGTCGTGACCTCGAGCAGGTCCATCAGGTCGTCAATGGGGATCGTGCCCCAGGACTCCGGGGCTTCGGGCACCCTAACCGAGCTGCGAGCTCGGCCCCTGGTCCACGGTGGCGCCGGCGAGAGCCGCAGCCAGGGCGTCGGGGTCGTCCCCCTGCTCCTCGAGCCTCGGGTCGGGTTGGCCCACAGGCGGGTTCAAGCGCCCGGCGATGAGGGACCGCATCTCGGCGAGCTCCTCACGCATGGAGCGGTTCTCCTCGCCCAGCTTGTCCATGAGACGGCGGGCGTCGGAGTTCTCCCGGCCCGGCTCGGGGACCTGCGGGACCGGCCAGGCGACCATGTCGGGGTTCTGAACGGGAAACTGGATGACAATGTCCTCGGCCATCGTGCGGACCTCGAGCTTCGGGGCGAAATCCACCAGCTCGGCGACGTCCTCATTCGCGATCCCGTAGTGGGCGAACAGGGTGCAGAGGGAGTCGTAGCGCGTCGGGATGATGCCGCGCTGGCCGTCCTCTGAGTTGAACCGGGTGACGATGTCGGGCATCGAACGCGGGTCGCCCATCTTGAGCACGACGGCAGGGAAGGGGACGAACCCGGTCTGACCCTTACGGATCAGGTACTTGGTCCGGTCCCACTTGAACTCCCAGTCGACGCTGTCGACGTTGGTGACTTTGAGGATCGTGTGCTCCATCAGGAACGGCTGGTCGGCCGGTCGGACGCGGTGGCGGTCCTCGGGCTGGGTCACCACCCCGCGGGCCTTCATCGACGTCACGTTGACCTTGGGCTGAGGAATACCCCGGCTCTTGGACGCCGGCAGGTCGCCCTCGACTATCGCTGGATCAGGGATTGCCATGTCGCTCCTAGCCTGGGAGAAGGATCAAAGTGCCCGCGGCACCGGCATTGCCCGGCACACCGCCACCTGCGCCCGCTGCGCCCGCGGCCCCCCCGGCCGCGGTCGCCACAACACCGCCGACGATGGCAGTCGTGGCTCCGCCGATGACGAGCGGGTTCACACTGGTCGAGATCACGATGACGCATCCCCCACCGCCGCCGCCGCCGCCCGAAGGCGTCCCCGTGGCGTTGGCCGCGCCCCCCGCGCCGCCCTGAGCCGAGATCGTCCCGGTGCCGGACAGGCTCTTGGCGGCCACGACGACGATCCCGCCGCCGCCTCCACCTCCACCCGAGAGGTTCGTTCCGTCTCCACCGCCACCGCCACCGCCAGCGCCGCCGAGAAGGAGGGCGTAGGCCGTGGTCCCGATGACGCGGGCCTTGATGGCGAGGTCGACCGAGTACGGTCCTTCGACCGTGGCCGCGGGCGCGGTGACCGTGCCACCGGCCGCGCCGAGGTTCGGACCCGATGCGTTGTTGCCCCCGGCCCCCCCGGCCCCCCCGAGGCCGTTGGTGGCCGAGGATCCCCCGGCCGCTCCGGTCGTAGTCGAACCGGCCGCACCGGCCGCACCGACCGTGGTGTTGGAGATCGTGCCCGAGTAGGAGAGCGCCGCGCCGGCCGTGTTGGCCGACGCCGCGTTGCCGTTGGAGCGGATGGTGCCGTTGACCAGAAGGTTGCCCTGGCAAAAGATCCTGAACCCGGCCGTGGTGATGGTCGCCGCCGACGTAATGACGGACCCACCGGAAAGGTAGATGTCACGGGTCAAGGTGTAGACGCCCGTAGACGGCGCCAGACCGAGGATCGTGGTCGTGCCGTCGAACGTGACCTTGCCGTCGTTCCCGTAGCCGTACCAACCGGCGGTCGAGCGGAACAGGCCGTGCTCAAGGACGTGGAGCAACTGGTCCATCGAGGTGATGTCGAGCATCGCCGGCGGCGTGCCGTTGTCCGCGAGGATGTTGCGGTAAATCTCCCCCGTCGTGATGGCCTGGGGATTCGGGGTGATCTCGACTGGCATGAACTACCTCTCGATCAAATGCCCTGGTTTACGTTGATCTTGGCCCACACCCGCTTGGCCTGCGTCGACACGGTCACGGCCTGGAGAGCGACACCGATGGTCGACCCTGCGGTCGTGGTCGTACCACCTGAATCGGACGCAAAACCGGCGTGCGTGGTACTCGGAATGAGCGTGTGGCCAACGGTCGTGGTGTTGTCGCAAAGCACCTGGGCGATACCGTGCGTCCCGATCATCGCGACAAGGTTCGGACCAGCCTGGGTCGGCGCGTAGGTGTTCGGCGCGGCGTTGAGGTAGCTACCCAACGCGCCGAACCCAAGGATGACGCCAGCAAGGAACGTCGTCGCTGAGGTTGCCGCGATGTCCACCTGCGCCACAGTCCAGTTGGACGAGCCATCGTCGTCACCGCCAGGCCCGGGGTTAGTCCCCACGCCCGCCGCGATGATCGACACCAAGATCCCCGGAACCCATGCGGCGGCCAGGAGCGGAGGATCGACAATCGCCGTCGTCGCACTGGCCTGGGACACCCCGAGCGGCGCCCACAAGCACTGATACTCAGGCTGCTGGTTGTTGAACGCGAGTGCGTTATATGAATCTGCGAGAGGCACGGTTTCCTCCTATGCCGTGAGGGCGGTGAACTTGCCTTGCACCTGCGGGTTCGTGCAGATGATGTTGCCCGCCACATACGTCAGCGACGTGATGACGAACTGGTTGGTCGGCATCTGGAACGGGTGAACCACGAAGTCACCGTTCTCGTTGATGACGAGCTCGAAGTAGTCGTCGTTCAAGAAGAACAGGTTGCCCTCGGTCGTCGCCGATGGGATGTGCTCGTCCACCATCCAGGGCTGGTTGCGATACCACCCGCCGCTGAATCCGCCCGAGGCGAACGTCTGGTCGACCACGGCGGTCGGCTGGGTGTACTGCACCTGGGCCTGGAGGAGGTTCTCGAACCGGGTCAGGTTGGCCCGGATGGAGACGGTCAGCTTCGGCGCCCGGGCGCCCTTGGTGCAAAGGTCCCACAGCGAGTTCATCGCCCCGAGTCCGAGCACCGTGGTAGTCGAATCGACCTGGGCATTCAAGAACGGGTAGCTGGCACGGGTCAGGCCACCGTAGGTGGTCGAGATGGTGCCGTTGTCCACGATCTCGAACATGCCGTCGAACACCTTGAAGTTGGTCCCGTCCGACCACACGCCGTAGGCGATCTTGTCCCGCAGGTCCATCTTGGCGATCTCGCATTGCTCGATGACGTAGTTGGCCACCGCGTACTCCGAGTCGGCCCGGATGAGGGAACGCTGGTCGATGGTGACGTTCGTCTCGACCTCTTTCCACTCCCAGGCGCCTGAGATCTCGGGGTCGGACGGCTCGACGTTGAGCACCTCGGGGCCGTAGAAGAACCCGCCCGTCGACCACGGCGTATAGATGAACCGTGACTCGATGTGCAGGCCGCCTCGACGGACCACCTTGTTCTTGGCCCACAAGCGCCAGGTCCAGGGCGAGCCGAGGTAGAAAACGTCCGTCGCCTCCTCTCGCAGGATCCTCCGCGAAATGGAGGTAATCATGTCGACGCCAGTGGGGGTGACGGCCATTGGCTAAATCCCTTCTCCTGGTGAACCTGTGATTGATCCCCCGCTCATCATTTCTTGAACGAGGGCGAGTCTCGACTTCTCTGAGAGCCTTCCGTCGCCACGATGCTCGATCGGAGTCCTCTGTGCAGCTTCACCAGATGGGGATGCTGCGGACGATAGCGCAGTCAGTACACGCTTGCGCGGTTCTGATTCGGTGCCCGGGGCCGGGGCGATCACGGGCTGCATCCCGAGCACCTTGGCGAGGAGTCCGTCATTGGACCGGACGGTGAACTCGAGCGCCTTGTCCATCGCCTCCTCCCAGGAAGCCGACACCGGGCGGAACGCCTCGGGGAGCTTCTGGAGCCCGGCATGCTGGCAGACGGCCTCGATCTCCTCCTTGGAGAGCTTGCCGGCGTAGCGGGTGGCGAAGTTCGAGGTCGCCATGCGGGCGGCCTGGCCGATGATCTGTTGCTCGGTCTGCTCGGTCGTGGCCTGCTGGCCTGCCTTGATCTCGGCCAGTTGGCGCTGCATCTCCTGGTTCTGCTGCCAAAGCTGGGCTTCGAAGGAACCGGGGTCGATCTCCTCGGGGAGCGTCGGGAGCGGAGCTGCCACCGGAGCCGCGGGTGTCGGCACCGCGGCTGCCGGTGGAGCTTCTACCCCCAGCATGGCTCGACGGACAGCGAGCGCACGCTCTGGATCGGAGAGTGCTTGACGAAGCTGGGAGAGCTCGAGCCGCTCCATGTCGTTGAGGTCGCCCAACGGGTCAGCGGGTGGAGCGGTGGTTGGCGGTGGGGGAGCCGGGGGCGTCTCAGGTGGAACCGACGCCTCTGGCCCAGGTTCCCCACCTTCGGTGCCAGTTTCCCCATCCGGCTGCGGCACCGCAGATCCTGGTTCGGGCGTAAAGCCAGCGGGACGTCCCGCGACCGGGCGGTTGGCGATCACCTGGTCGAGCACCTTGTCGAGACTCGACGGGTCGAATACACCGCCACCATCCTCGTCTTTGAGGGACTCGTCGCCGAACAACTCGAAGATCGAACTCATCCTTGGTCACCGCCCGCGCCCGTGAGAGCCATCTGGCGCATCTGCTCAGGGTCCATCCCCGAGAGGGACGGGCCTCCACCTGACGTGGCATTGGACGGGCCTTGCGGAGCGCCCATCATTCCGCTCAGGCCACCGGCTAGACCGCCGCCACCCGAAGGCGGCCCGGGAGGCTGGCCTGGCGGCGCTTGTCCTCCCGGTGCCTGCTGGCCCTTGTTGGCCCCGTGCCCGTGGATCAGATCGAGCACGGTGGTCTGGAGGTGCATCAGTGGGCCGGCGAACTGGACGGCGTCGGGCGCCTGCATGGTGTCGGTGATGGCACGGAGGATGTTCCCCATGCCCTCGGCCGCACTCTGCGGGGCGGTCGATTTGCTTCCGGCCATCTACAGGTCGGGGTTGTCGCGAACCTCGGGGATCCGGCCGGTCGCCATCGGGTCCTCGCCCCAGGCGGCCACTTCGGTCTGGCCCTGGCGCATGATGTTCGCCTTGCCCTTGGGCTGGGGACCGTACTGCGGCTTCACCTGGTTCTCTGAGTCGGCCATTCTCGCAACCTCCTAGGAGCTTCGGTGGCGGAGGCTAGTGCATACAGAGCCGCTCTGTCATTGATGCTGACGCGAACCACCCCCGGAACACGCGTCCGAGGGTGGTCCACACATTGCCATGATCGGGCAAAAGCCGATCAGTCGATGGGAGACGGTTCTAGCGTCCCTTGCGGCCGTGGCGCTTGTGGCCACGCTTGCCGCGGTAGCGGTCGTTCATACACTCACCTCCCTCCACCTCGAGACTTGCGATGCGATCTGGACTGTGACCTGCGCTGTCGCTTGCCCTGTTGAGCGGATGACTCGCGTTTGCCGGTAACCGACGACTTGCCGTGTGCCCAGGCTTCGGCGATGTCGGGATGCTGCGACCAAAGATACCGTCGCTGCTTCTCCGACTTGAACGGCATCCACCGGCCGCCTAGAGCCCCTCGGGCGGGTAGGTGCTGTGGAGCTCGGAATCGGTCCCGTTGTTGTCGAACATCGAATCGGGCAACGGAAAGGCGTTGCGGGATTCCATGCCTGTCGGCTGGCCCGGCACTCCCTCGGCTGGGTGCTTGCCGATCATCGAGCCGCGCTCGACAGGCAGGATGGAACCGCGGGACTCGGTGCACATCTCGTAGTCAATGACGCACCTGTCGCTGCGGAAATCTTCCATTCGTGGCATACGCGCAGCCTACTCAATGAACGCCGAGGTGTCACGCTTTCTGTGAGCATCGGGATAATGCAGTTCAAAACAATCCTCTAGGTGGCATTTGTGCGGAGAGCACCAGGCCACAGGCACATTGTCTCCCCGATCCGGGTGTCCCCGACGCTTCACTCGCCCACGCTCGTCGTACTCCACAAACTCATTGATGATGGTTCTTTCATCGTCCAGCATGATCTCTCCTGTTAGTGCGGGTGCCCGGTGCCAGGACCCTTCGCCTGGCCCTTCGCTCCGCTGAGGGCGGCCTGCATGGCGGCCTGCTCGTTCTCCTGCTTGACCCGTTCGAGGACCCCCTGCCAGTGGCTGACCCGGTACGCCTGGAGGAGGTACTGGGCGTCGACCGCGTGCATCTCGAACAGATCCTTGGCCTCGGCCATGCGGGCGCCACGGCTGGTCGGCTTGGACGATCCGGCGTTGACTAAGAGGCTGAACCGCATCGGGTCGGGACCATCGGGACCGGGCGTGTAGAAGTGGCGGGCGGCCAGCTTGACCGAGCTCATTTCTCCTTCGGCGCCGACGATGGCCACGGTGCGTGGCACGTCATAGTTGATGATGATGAGGTTCGCCACCAACTCAAATGCCTTGCGGAGGGTGAGTTCGAGATTGCGTTGAGCACTTCGGATTCGTATGAATCCGGCCTCCTGGGTGGCACTGACTTGTTTGTCGGTGGCTCGTCCACTGGGGATCTCCCCTTTCTGACCGCCCTGGAGTCCGGCGATACGCTCGATCTCGTCACGCCACCAGTTCATGAATTCCATGAGCAGGTTCGGCAGCGTCGGCGGCGAGAGCCATTGGGGCTTGGCGTTCTGTGAGTTCGGCCCGCCGTCGACGTCATAGATCCGCCCGGGGCGGTTGATGAACGTGGAGCGGTCCATGCCCGAGTTCTTGACGCCGACGAAGATCGGGTTGCCCGTGTACTCGATGTTGTTCTGCATGAGACTGGCGAGGCGGTTGAGCGCGATCTGGCACGGGCCGATGTCACGGACGATGGACGACCCCCACAACTCGCCCGTCTCGACATCGACATAACGAACGTAGGGGTGGCGGTTCATGTGGAACAGGTTGTCGGCGTACTCGTCAAGGAGAATCTTGCCCCCGGCGTGGACGATGACCCGCCAGACGGTAACCATGACCGGCTCCTCGGGCATCGACGGATCGCCCGGCTGAACCCACTCCATGCAGTTCTCTTGCATCCAGCACTCGTAGACGTTGATGGCCCGGTAGGGCTGCTCGGACCACGGCTGTTGCGTGCCCCCGGGCGGCCCCCAGGTCGTCGGTCCCTGGCCGGCGTCGACCGGGATGAGGTAGCCCTCCTTCGGGACGTTCATCTCCTGGGACGGCGGGATGTGCTCCTTGGAGACGTCGCCCGCGGTCAGGGCTTCACGGATCTTGGTGAGCGAGGCGTTCGGGAACCGGCGCTCGATCTCGCCCTCGGCCATCGAGTGGACCTCGATGATGAACTGGGCCTCGTCCAGGGATTCCGCGAACGGGTCGATGTAGAGACACCAGGGCGACGTTGACTTGAGCACCACCTGTCCGATGCCGTCCTCGAGCCCCTGGTCCCATCCGACTTTCAGGAATCCGGCCCCGTACATGGCCGCGTTCCACAGCATCTTGGAAATCTCGGCGTACCACTGGTCGGTGGTGTAGACGCTGTTGATGACGCACTCGAGCTGCTCGGCCTGCATGTCCATGACCGCGAAGTACGGGCTGAACGGGTCGGCCGCGGGCGTGATGGAGCAGATGATCTCCTGGTCCGTCATCCAGCCGACTCGGCTGTCGATGGTCGGGTAGACCTCGTTGGCCCGGATGCCCGCCGCCGCGGGGAGCGCGGACGACGAGCGGTTCATCGTCAGTCGGTAGTTGCGCTTCCACTCGTTGAGCAGGTTGCCCTTGGACTTCTTGGCCTGCTCGTAGATGACCTGGAGACGGCGGACGAAATCGACCTGGTCATAGGTGGGCGGCCGAGAAACTTGGACGAGAGTGGATGCGCCTACGACCATCAGTGCCGCTTCCACCAGTAGACGAACCGGCCCGTGGCGTCAACAAGCCCAACGATCCCAACTACCAAACAGGCAAGCGTGAATATGACCCACGCCATCAGACTTTCACCGCCGAGTCATGCTCGAGCTTCTGCACGTTCTCCTTGACCTCAAGGCGGTGGTCGACGCTATGGCCGTGGAGCTCGGCCAGGCCCTCGGTATCGCGGGCGTCGACCTTCTCCAACGGGACCGGCATCCCGAGCTCGGCCTCCTGGGCGGCCTGGCCAGCCTTGAGCAACTCGTTGAACTCACGATCGTTGCGGACGTAGGCGCCGACGACGGGGTCCCATCGGTCGCGGGATTTCAGGCTGGTCGTGTTCACGGCAAACTCACGCACCCGCTTGGCGGTCAGCCCACACCGGCACTGGATCTTGTCCAGGGGCACGCCGTCACGAATGACCCCGCAGGCCGGACAGGAGTAGTCGTACTTCACGGCTGGTCAGGCTACCCCTTCGATCCCCAAACCCCAATGATCCCAACCGAGGCGCGGCTGGCGGGCGAACAGTTCTACGTATGGGCCTGGACTCACCCGTTCCACAAGATCGAAGAAGGCCCCGGGTTTCTGTGAGTGACCAGCCTTGCGACTGTCAATCACGTTCGGCTCGCGGATATTGGCCGGAATGGCCGCATCCTTACCGCCGCGGGTCGCAAACAGGACGTGCTCGGTCTGGCCCCGAAAGAACCACCCCATGCCACCGCCACCCGGTTTCACCCAAGTCAGAATGGTTTTGAACTCAAATCCCCACGTCTCTGCAATGTCCTTCGGAGTCACGTCCGAGAACCGTCCGCCAAACATTCCAGGGTTCGTGAACCAGAGATATAAGTGCCCGGCGTCGGCTACGAGATCCTTCACCGGCAGCGCCGAAATCTGTTCATTCGTCAGCGTCGAATAGCAGGATTCCGCTTGACTGACTGGTCCCTGCCCTTCGTTCTTAGCGCCAGGGTCCTTCTGATACATCCAGGGCGGGTCGGCCACGATGGTCGCGTAGGGCGGGTTCAGCCCTTCCCAGGTCATAGCCAGTCATCTATCTCGGATGCCAGCGCATAGATGGGCAATCCGTCCCGCTGAGGCATCATCCCGGGGATCTCGGCCGCCCGACCAGCGTTCTCCAGAATGATCCGGTGGACCCCGATGTCGGGTTCCCCCCCGCCCTGGCCCAGGATCTCGTTCATGTTGAGGCTGGACCATTCGGTCGAGGCGGTCAAGATGGCGATGCCGTAGGCCATGACACAGTCGTCGTGTCCGGATCGCCGGGCTGGGCCGAACGTCCCGTCCTCTAAGGCCGTGTACTGGGTCATCTCGTAGTAGGTGGCCCCGTGGTGGATGATGACCTCCTTGCGCTTGAGGAATCCCTGAACCGTTGTGATGAGCCACTGCTTCGTGTCGTAGGTGGTGTTCCACCCGAGGATGGCCGACGACCGCTTGGACTTGTCCGGGCGCCGGTCCAACCAGATGTTCGAGTACCCGGCGTCCCGCCACACCTGCATGACGTCACGGCCCCCGCCCTGGACCTCGGTGTTGATGAGGGCGTTGTTGTACCAGTACGCCGCGGCCAGGGCGATCTCGCCGACCTGGGAGGCGACGGCCGAGCCGTGCCACACCGCGCACTGCTCCATCGTGGCCCGGTTGATGACCTGGATACAGGCGGGGTCGCCTTCGATGGTCTTGGTCGGGTCGCACGCGACGACGTACTTCTGCCGGCGTCCGGGAGACTTGTAGATGATCCAGTGCCCGTGCTCGGTTTCGTGGAACCCAATCTGACCGTGGTTGTTGTAGAGGTAGCCCCGCGAGCTCCCGACGTGAGGCTTGTAGCACTGCATCAGCTCGGGCAGCGGGAACACGTTGGAGCCGGTCGAGAGGAACGCCTCCTCGGGCGTGCAGGGGTACTCCTCATGGAACCCGTCTAGGCCCTTCGGCGCGTTGCGGATCTTGCGACGGCGCCACGCCAGCTTGGCGAGCACCCGATCAGTGTCTACCCCCTCATTGAGTAGGAAACCCAATACTCCGTGCTCGTCACCGAACTCCCCATCGTGCTCAAGGTCCTCGTACGCAAGTGAATGGTCGGCCACTTCGTACTCGTCGTGCCAGAACCAGGGGAAGAACATCGGTACAAAGTCAGACTTACCTCCCTCGGGGTCGGTGCCGTCCATCCACTCGTCGTGAAAATATCCACCGACGCCCTGCGCGGTTGATTCGTGGATCCATATCGTTCCGTGCTCATAGGGGATCGCGTTCTCCAATCCTGGGATAATCGTGTCGGCCTGGTCGCCCCAAAACGCGACCTCCGAACAGTGACAACTCTGGATGGTCATGCCACGCCCGACCTCGTCCTTGGTCGCGGTGGCGACGCGGACGGTGGAGTCGACCGGCGCTTCCCACACCATCTCCTCTTTCGTGTCGTACTTGAGCTTGAATCGGTTGGCGAACGGGCCGTGAGTCCAATACCGCTTGGTCATCGTGAACAGATACTTGGAGTCGTCCTTCTCCTTGGAGAGCACCAGGTTGTACGAACCGGGGTGGATGAACGCCCACAGGAACAGGATCGCCTCGGTCACCGTCGAGATCCCGAGCTGACGCCCCTTGAGCACGATTATCCGCACCGGGAGGTTGGCGTTGTACTGACGTTCGACCTCGGCCACGAACTCGCGCTGCGCCCACGCGAAGGGATCGTCGCGGTTCAGCTTGATCCGCTTGCCACCCTTGGTACGGATCTCCAACTGTTCGAGCAGGGGCCAGAGCGAGAGGTTAGGCATCGTCCACCATCCGCGCACCAAATCGAGGCGCGACGATCCGACGAGCTTTTGTCAATACATCACAAGGAACATGCTCGGTGAATGTACCGCCCCCCCGGAACCCACCACCCGGGATGATTGGCACTCGTCTACCCATCGCTTCACTAATCGCTGCGTCAACTGCTGAGATCAGAGCGGGTTGTATTTCAATCGGCACGCTCTCTGGATCTAACCCAACCTCCTCCTCGCATCCGCAAATCGGACACTCACTCATTCTTCATCTTCTTCTACTCGGTGCGCCCGTCGATCGACCGCCACGTTCCCGACCACGAATCTACCTGGGCGCGTGCCACGGGTATTGCCTTCTCGGATCTCGGCGAACGCCTCCATGATGTCGGCCTGCTGCTCGACCAGCGCCGAGGACGGCTGGCGCCCGGCCGCCTGAATCTGCTTGCCGAACACGGCCGTCGCGATGCGGGCCGCCTGCTCGGGAGATCCCGTGCGGATCATCTGCTCGACGCGCTCCAGCGTTTCCCACTGGAGGTTCTCCAGATACTCGCCCTGGTCAGCCGTGTTGAACCGGGTGACCTTGACCTCCTTGGCCATCTCCTTGACCACGTCGACCGGCATATCGAACACCTCGGCCACGACACCAGACGGAACGCCGCGCTCAAGGGAACGGCGCAGGAGGGCCTCGTAGATTTCAAGCTGGTCAGTCACGGGATAGTCAGTGAGAGCTCGACAGTCGTGCCGCGCAGATGCAAGTACCCGAGGGCGGTGTCCGCGTATTCGGGGTTGACGTGGAACACCAGGCTCACCTCACCGCTGGCGAGCGACGACACCTTGAACACGCGGCCCTTGACCGACTCCTGAACCAGATCGGGACCGCGCGGGCGGTTCAGTCCGTCGACCAGGAGGGCACGAAACCTGGCCCCTGCGGGTCCATCAGCGCCGCTCTCGCCTCGTCCAACTGTTGCGCCAACACTTCTTGCTCCGTCCTCAATAGCCGAACGTCGTGCTGCTCCTGGTCCTGTCTCTCGAACACCGCCTGTATCCCCCCCGGCAGATCCTCCAGGCTCGGCGAGTCGTAGTCCGGTGGGTCGAAGGGCGTCATCGAGGGAGAAGGTAGCGGGACCGTCAGAGAAGCCGAGGGTTCCGTCTCCCTCCCTTGGAGAATATCCGTCACCATCCCGCGGATCTCCCTCAGATTCTCCCTCTGCATCCTCTCCATCGTCTCCAAGACGACCTGCATAACCCCCGCCTCCGAGGTCGCGGGCGACGTCGTCGTACTCGGCGTCGTAGTCGGTGGCGTCGACAAGGGGTTCGACGTCGGGGGGTCGAAGGTTGTTGGGGTCTGTGGCTCCTCCAACAAGCCCTTGACGTACCTCGCCAGACTGCTCCGTAGCGTCATCCAACGGGCACCTCATTTTGGGAGTGGATGCGCCAGATCCAGACTCGCACGAACGGCGCGCCGACACTGGACGCCAGGTTGATCGCATTGACTCCGATGGCGGTCCACAACGGTACATAGAGAAACAAGAACAACGGCGCGATGTTGTTGATGACCGTGGCGAGGAGCGACCCCCAGTAGAGCGGCCAGAACCACGGGTTCGCCATGCCCAGCCAGACGGCGTGACGGATCTTGTTGTCCCGTCCGGCGAGCTGCTTGACGCTCACGCCACACAACACGGCCATGATCCCCAACATCAGCCAGGACACCACGAAGGTCCAGAACCAGATCAGGTAGATCACCGAGACGTGGTGGATGACCGGCGACGGGCTCCAGATCAAGCCGACCACAGAGGCCAGCGCGATCCACAAACCCGCCCCGATCAATACCACCTTCTTCATGGCTAGGCCATCGCCCCCGCGAAGGTGCCCGGCTGGAGCTTGGTCACGTCGAGAGCCGGCGTGCCCAGTGTCAGGAACACCTTGCCCCCGACAACCGTGGTCTTGACCTCGCAGCTCGCCTCGCGCTGATACCAGTCAAAAATCACCGGCAGTTCGCACGCGAACGCGAACTTGAGCGTGGTGAGGATCATCCCCTCGACCTCGGGATCCATGTGTGCCATCACGGTCTGGTCCAGTTCGTAGAGCTCGATCGGGCCGAGTCCCTTGACGAACCCAACCGCCTCGAGCAGCCCACGCAATGTGGGGTTTTCCGTGATGGCCCGGTGCGCCAGTTCACGCATATCCGAGTGCGGGTTCTCCAATATGGCCTGTATGACCATCGACTTTTTGATTTCAAGGCATACCATCATGTTCCTTTCGTTTGCGCTACAACCGGAGCATCAGCGGCTGGGCGGAACCGCTCGACCACTCGAGCGAACCAGGCCGCCGCCCATTTGTAGAAGTCGGATGGATTTATCACAGTGTCTCCTTTCAGATTGAATGCGGGACGGGCAGCGTGCAGGTGCTCGATATGAGCGCCAGGCCGAGCAGGCCACCGAACAACTGCACTTGCCTCTTTCTCAATAGGGTTCTCATCTGTCTCCTTCTCTCTTTGTGTGTGTTGTCTCTTTGATCTGTTGACCCCATTGCTCACGATTCGCTTGGCGCTGGTGGCTCTCTAGTGCCATCAAATGCGTGCGCCGCAACGCGGCCTTGGCCATCGCGGCCTTGGTATAGGTGACATGGGTTTGTGTGCCACAAGAGCATCGGCCGCGATAGCGCGTGTTGTCCGCCCATTTCTCAGTCATGGCCGAGACGATGTGCTCGTCGCTCACGGTTCCTCCGTCTTAGGGGTGGCGAGGGCGGCTTCAAGATCAGTCCAATGCGGCATGTTGTCGTGGTCGGTCCAGGTATCCAGCATTTCTCTCGCTGCCCGTGCGGCCCCCTCTAGCTGTGCCACCCTGGCGACCAATCGTCCAGCGTCGTTAGTCAGATCGTCCACCATCGCATCAGCAGCCTTACCGTGGGCCTCTAGCTGTGCCACCCTGGCCCGTAGTTCGGCGTTATCGTTCGCCAAAGAAATGACCCGAACGGCCCCCTTGTCTATGTCGAACCCTGGGCTCACGTCACTTCCTCCACCAGAGAGCCACCAGGATGGACGGGACAATGGAGATCGAACGGGGTGCCACAACGGCACTGGTCGCGCCATGCGTCGAAGAAGGCCCGGACCAAGTGATACCAGCGATAGCGGGGCCTCATGGCGTCCATATCTGGACCTCCGCGTACTCACTCGACTGCGGCGTCGTCCCACCCGTCGTGTGCCAGCTCGACGTCTGTGGCGCGGCCACCTGGAGCTGGAGGAACAGGTAGTACGCCTGTTGGGTCAGATTGCCGAGGTACTGCCACATCGTTCGCCCGTCGAAGTAAATGGTGAACCCTCCCGCTGGTCCGGACTTGAAGTGGTAGCCGTAGACGTGGAAGGCCGCAGACAAGTCCACTCCCGTCTGCCAGATGTTCCCCGACGTCCCCGTCGCGGCGAACACGGTGGAGTGCCCCTGTTGGTTGGCGTTGCCCGGGGTGAACCCGCCCTCGTAGCCGTCGAGCTCCTGCGCGTCGTTCGCCGGTAGGAACCAGTCGGCGGGCCACATCCCCGCACTGGTGTCGGGCCGCTTGGCCTTGATCTGGACATACCACTCGCCGCCCGGCATCGGGGCCTTGGACGTCAGACACCCGCTCTGCCAGGTGTAGCCCTGGGACGCGAATGGTCCACCGCCCGGAGTCGCCTTCAAGGTGACGCCGCCCCCAGGGCCGCCGACGACGATGAACGCGGGGCTGTAGAGCGCGGCGTCGTTGGCGCCCGGCATGTTGCCGCCCGAGTACGGCGCGGGCAACGCACCGTGGTTGTCCCAGCGCACGCCCGGGCCGTAGAAGGTGTTCCAGTTGTTGAGGTTGGCGAAGGTGTCGTCCAGCACCAGATGAGTGAACCCGGGTGGCGCGGTCATCCCTCCGCTCGGTGGGGTCGGTGGAGTCGGGACCAGCAACGCCAGGTCGGTCGCGATGGTGTTGAGGTCGGTCACCAGTTTCTGCGCCTGGGCCGACGCCGCGTTGACATCGGCACTGAGCACGGTCAGATCGGCCTGGGCCTTGGCGAGGTCGGCTTGCACCTGCGCGATGGTCGTCATTGCAGTTGGTCCTCCAGTTCGGGCAGCTTCTTGAACTTCTCGGTCGCGCTGTGGGGCCTGATACGACAGGCCCGGGCGATCGTGGTCCAGTTCACCCCCGCCTTGCGGGCCGCGATCACGCGGACCTCTAGGAGCGCCTTGGCGGCGAGCACCTTGTCGTTGGCCGCACGGATCAAAGCCTCGTGCTCTTGGGACTCGCGTTCCCAGTAGAGCAGGCCGAAGTTTCTCACGGGTGCCACGCTTGGTAGAGAACGTGACCGATGCAACCGCCGACGAACACACCAAAGAGATAGCCGCATCGTCCGAGTCTCATACGTCGTACTGTCCCTCGTACTTGGGCAGATGATCGTTGTCCACGATCTTCGGAGCGACACGCATCCGCGTGTTGACATCGTGCCCCAACGCCACACACACAACGTCGGCCAATCCATCGGGCCGACGACCATAGAACCGCCAGTCGCACACATGCTGAGGTCGATCATCAACCACGAAGTAGGCAACGAATGGCTCCTCCTTCTCGGTGGCAATCCCAAGCGCTCGTAGATCGACCTTGTTGAGAATCCCCTTCTCCACAAGCTGACGCACTCGACGTTCGTTCTCGCTCTCAAACCGCGTCACGGTCGCACGATCCCCTGCGGCCCCGGGTGGCGGCGCTGCTGGCGGTTCGGCCCGACCACCTTGTTCCACTGCGCCTCGCGCTGGGCCAGGTCACGCGCCGCGACCATCTCGGCGTACCGCTGCTCCATGTCGGTCAACATCTCGGACCGTCGCTCCTCGAAGTCCTGGGCCGCCTCGTCGTAGCACTGCACGGTCACCGCGATGCGCTCGATAAAGGTCAGGATCCGCAACGCGTCGAACGCGTTTTCCAGGCTTGCCTGGCCACCCGCCTTCTCCTCGAGGGCGCCCACCCGCACCTCGTTGGCATCACGCAACAGTCGCCACGGCTCAGACACGGATGCCCGCCTCTAGGCGCAGGGCGAGGAGTCTGTGCTCAGAGTTCGTGCAACGAGAGGCGTGACAACAGTTCCGGTGAAGCGGAGACAGTGATCCACGCGAAGCTAGAAAGCGACACCACTGGGCGTGGGTTTTGTACTGGCGAGTGTCGTTCGGGTTCTGATCGAAGTTCACCCTGATCTGTTCCATGCGACTCAGTCTGACGACGCCCACCGTGACCTGCAAGGGAATCTTTCACCACGGAGTCACAAATACATCACGGTGACGGTGATGTTCCCCGACGCGACGAGATAGAGGTTGGCCGGGACGTGCGAGTTCACGGTGTCCCACTGCATCATCGACGGCTGCTGGGTCGAGATGAAGTCACCCGAGTCCGTGAGGACCGTTTTCCACTTGAGCGTCACACCGACCGGCGGCGAGCCGATCGGTGGGACCACGATCACCCCGTTGCTAAACGAGTTCATCGAGACGGTCGTGGTCCCGGCCGTCAGTGCGTACTCGACCTCGAAGGTGACGCCGCCGAAGGGGATGGTGAACGGGCCGAGGTTGGTCCGAGACGCCGTCGCGGTGCCGACCTGGTAACCCTGAAGGCTGAAATACCCGTTGCTCACTCGTACAGTTTCTGTCCGGTGGTGATAACGATTGGCCCAGTGACCTCGTATCCCACGGCCATACCGAACACCTGCTGCACCGGCTCCTGATAAACGGCCCGATGCTTACGGCGTTTCACTTAGGCGACAGACAGGGTCGCCGTGGTCGCCTGAGCGGGCGGCGGTGGCGCGGGAGCGGTGAAGGCGAAGGCAGGCGGCTGGACGAACGGTGTCACACCATCGTCGTCCAAGAGCACAGCGCCCGAAACGTTCGACACGACGGCCGTCAGGTTCGACACCGAGGAGTCATCGACAACAGTCAGCGGTGCGACAACGGTGTCACCGGAGGCAACGCCCGCGCCAACGGTCGTGGTGCCGTCAGACGAGAAGGCGACGTTGAGCCCGGTGCCGTCCCCCTTGGGCGGTGCGGCCGCGGTGCCGGTGGCGTCTACGAAGGTGAGGGTCAGGTCAGGCATTGGAACTCCTTGATTGACATAGAGATTGGCTGTGACGGCTTGTTCGACAGGTGGCGTCAAGAGTGCCACAAGGGCGGCCAGGTTCGCATTGATGCTCTCGAGCAGGATCGACTGGCCGACCGCGATGGCTTCGAGGTTCTCGAGGATCTCGATCTCCTCATGCTCTTGGCGCCGGGTCACGCGCCGAACGCTACCTGCTCTTGCGCCCGCCGCGCTGCATCTTGCGCCGGCCCCGGCCGCTGGCACGCTTGGGTGCGACGTAGTCGCTCACCCCGTAGAGCCCGCCGGTCGGCTTGGAGAGCGTCGTGTCGCCCCGGCCCGTGTTCATCTTGGTTCCCTGGCGGGCCTGGGTCAGAGCATTGTTGGCATTGCCGAAAGGGTTGTAGCCCATCGGGCCACGGTACGCCCCCCGCTCCCGCTCGGCAAGGACCCCTAGACGCGACGAGGCCCCGGGGTGCTTGCCGGCCCCGAGGCCCCTAGTCGCTCGACATACTTCGCTTCGGCGCTTGACACGATACCCGAAAAGGACTAGGAAGCAAACCCACCTCGGAGATCGACATTCCCCGAGCTTCGGCCATCGGCTCCTAGCCCATTGACCTACACGAACGGCGGAGACGCCAAAATCCTCTCGCGCCGTTTGAGCGACGGCAACTGCGGTAGTCGATGCACGCTTGCAAATGTTCAAGCGGAGGCATGGGAGCGTTTATCTCCCCGGACGCCCCCTGAATAAATCATCGGCGTCCCGAGCACCCCGGTAAAAGCGTCTTCGCACCTTCGGCGCTGCGGGTCTAAAAACCTTGTGGATATTTACTCCGAGAAAATCGGCTGAAATATTCTGACCAGGTAAAATCGTGCTGTAAATGAGCCAGCGTGCGTGTGGATTCTTCCCCACTCTGGCTGCGGGGGCTGGGCCAAACCCCCCCCGAAGGCCGAGAGGTTGTGCGTCTGTTGTGGTGTCAGTGTCGATGACACCAGGCACGGACACCCCCCCCCACCTGGGATTATTCAGAGGGAGGGAGGGAGCCTGTCGAAGCTTGCTTGCCCATCCCTGGCCTACAGCGACCGGTCACCGAGCGTCAGAGTCTCTGACCGAGTCGGCGCCGGCGTCGGCCGTGGCCATTCCTCGAGCGGGTCCAGATCCGTGCCGGCGGGTTTCTGGACGACGCACTGACAACTCTGGCCGTTCGCTCTTGCATCGGGCGTCCATCCGGTCAGACTTACTGACATGGGAACCGAGCAGAGCTACCAGAGCGCCGAACTTCTGCCGAATGGCCTGGTTCGGATCGACTGCAACAGCGGACTCGTCCGCCTCTGGGAGCGTCACCCGGCCGGCATCCAGCTCCGTTCAGGTCAGGGGCGCCCGATGGGCGACGAAGTCAACCGCGTGGCCGGCTTGCTCGCGACTGACGCACGGATCATCTACTCATCGTGACCACGCTGGCCCACTCATCCGAGCTCGAGCGTCTCCTAGGTGCCGATCGGCTGGCCCGTCCTGCCTATCCATTGGCGGCTGACGGTACGGCTGGGCGCCGTGATCCGTCGCCAACCTGGGATCCCTGGTTCGCTCTGGACCTGACCCAGCGTCGGCGTCTGATCCGTTTCATGGCACCGAGCGGCCAGGGGATCGCCCTGGACGACATGGCCCAGGTCATCGGCGCGGAATCTCTGGACGATGCATTGAGCGCGTGGGCCCGGGCGTGCAATCTCGCACGGGGGCAGGGCTGGGACGATCAAGCCTGGTCCGAATGGATGGACGCCGACGCCCAGCTCGAGGCGGACTGCGAGCTCTACGGTCCCCAGGAGCTGGCCGATAGATGGGGATGCACGGTCCCGGCGCTTCACCAACGCCGGCATCGTGGGTACACACCAGAGCCCGACATGGTCATATCGAAGGTCCCGATATGGACGGGAGAGACGATCCGAGTATGGGAGGAAAACAGGTGAACGAACTTTTCCGAATGAATGAGCACGGGGACATCTGGCAGGAGCCGACGCTCTTTGACCAGGGTGTCGACCTGCCGCCTCTTGAGTCTCACTCTTGCGAGATATGCGGCCTCCCTGGTCTGACCGCCTGGGATGACGGCGACCTGTGCCCGGCGTGCTGGGCTGACATCGACATCGAGGGCTGCGACCAGCCGACCTTGATCTGATTGACAACGGACACACAACAGAAAGGGAACAGAGCAATGACAACAACTGAACAACTCAACTTGGGCGCCTTGAGCGTGGATCGCCTACGGTCCATGTATGCAATGGCGTTGACGGTAGGTGACCACGACGCTACGCAGGCAATCGCCCGTGAAGTCAAGGCCCGCATTTGCCGGGGAGGTCGAGCGCGATGACTGACACCACGCACACCATCGACCTTTGGCTGAGTAATGACCAGGGGCTTTACTGCGAGGCAATGGAATATGCCCGCATGGCAATCGCCGAGGGAGGGACCGAGCAGGATTGCGCGATCCGTTTGGCAGATTGGCTTGAGGAGATGGTCAACACAACCGCTCAACGTGAGGTGCCTGAGCTATTCGACCACGGCACGTTCGTGCTCGACCTGTTCACGCACGCCTTGGCGGAAACTGATTGGCGGGCGTTGGCATACTCATGGCTTGAGAATGTCGAGGCGCTGACATGACCAAGGACGACGTGGAATCCGGCGAGGTCTGGCCGACCGAGGTCCACTGGTCGAGCTGCGATGGTCTATGCGGCGAGCCTGGTGGATGCTGGGACGATCCACCCGACCCGGAGAACCCTCCGCACGACGGCTGGGGGAACGCTGTAGCGTTCTAGGCGCAACGGTGATACACAACGGTTAACGGTGACGGCCCCCGCTTCGGCGGGGGTTCGTCGCGTCAGTCGAAGTCTGGCGGCCCAGGGATGATTTCGATGGACGATGCCTCCCGGCCACATTCGGGACAGGGTCCGAGCATGGGCCGGATGAACCGATCAAGAACGGCGGGGGAATCCGAATGAGTGGCGCTGTCAGGGAGATCCAGGGACCAGTACCGAAACTCGCCGAACTTGTGCCCAGGGTGCGGCCCGTAGCAGAGGGCGATAGCTCGTTTCAATCGGGTCCGCTGACCAGGTGGGCGAAGGTTTCGAGGTCCATTAGGACGTAGGTGTTCGCGATGGGCTTACGGCGCCGCTTGAAGATGACAGCCCAGTGCCGGCGTCGGCCGTTCAGACGCTCGGCCTCGGCCTCGTCGCACCATTCGGCCAGGGCGAGCCGGGCGTGATTCTTGCACTCGAGCGTCCAGTGCTCGAGCCCGTCGATGTCCCCCCGGTCGTCGGGTCGCCCGGCACCGTAGGCACGCTCTACGAAGGGGAATCCGTGATTTTGGAAATAGGCCACGACGTCCCGCTCGAAATGGGATCCTTTCCTACGTTGGGGGCTGGTCATTTCACGTTGTCCCGCAGCAGGTCCACCAGTTGACGCAGCAGACGCTCCGTATACGCCTGTATACGAGCCTCTCGGGACTGGTAGGGGCTGGGACGGGGATGTCTCGCCCATTCGGCCTCGATGGCGTCTGCGGCTTTTGAGAGCTTGGTCACCGGGGGCGCCGAACGTAACGCCGAGAACGGTAGCGGCGGCCGACCACGAACCCCAGCAGATAGGTCAAGAGGGCATAGACGCCGATCAGGAGCCCGAGCGCCCAACCCGGCAGGTCGATAATGGTCATCAGAGTCCCATAATCGCCAGGACCAGGCCGACGATGGCCAGGCAGAACGAGAAGATGCCCAACCCCATTGCGATATTGGCCAATCGACGTGCTTCCATCAGAACATCGGGATGGTCTGGTCGGCCTCGGGGATCGGGTGCTGGGCGGCCGAGTCGGGCCAGCCCGCGGCGATGTCGATGCACTTTTGGATGTCGGCCTGGCCGAGGTCGGCGGATCCCTCGGGGTAGTGCTCACGGATAAACGCCCGACAGAGCGGTTGCTGGACCTGCGGGAGCCCAGCGATTATCTGCGTGAGCGCCGTGAGCATCGAGCGGGTGACACTGGCGTCACCTTCGCTATTCAGCTCGGGCGGCGTGCTTGGGGCAGTCGTCGGCTCGCTCTCGGGGGCAGTAGTCGAGGTCGCCGACGCAGCAGGGCCAGGTGCATCCTTGGGGGGCGTCGTCGCCTTCCTGGGGCGTCCTCGGGGCCTCTTGGGGGCAGTAGTCGAGGTCGCCGACGCAGCAGGGCCAGGTGCATCCTTGGGGGGCGTCGTCGCCTTCCTGGGGCGTCCTCGGGGCCTCTTGGGCGGGTCGGTCGTAATAGCAGGCGTAGAGTCCTGGGGCTCCCGACCACGGGACTCGTCCGCAGCCTTTGGCGTTGCATCGGACGGAGGTGTCGGGGATGGCGTGGGCGGTGATGGCGTTACCTCCTGTTCAGGCCCGGAAAAGTCTCGGACTTCCTCGGTTGTGTAGGACATGCCGGCGATGACATCGGCAAACCAGCGCCGGCCAGCGCCACCCGTTGCTCGAGCGGCCAGCATGTCACGGGGCATTTTTCTCCAGTTCGGTTTCTCAGCTAGGCCCGCTTGGGCGGCGTCGCCGAGGTCGTAGCGATAGACCTGGGTGGGGAAATCGGCTCCCCAATCCTTGCGCCGTGCCGTGACCTCGGCGTATCCCTCACCCTCGCCGAGAACGAACAAATGGCCCTTGTCCATGATGAGGGCCCGCATGGCCTCGGGCTTAAGGGACGGTCGTCCTTGGATCATGTCGAAGCTGTTGAGCGATTGCATCGGGCCCATGCCCAGCTCATAGCCCGCCATGAATACGGCCGTGATGGCGTCGTAGCGGCCTTTGAGGCTGTCAGGCACCATTTCGGTTTGGCAGATGGTCTTGGCCAGCTTGGCGTAGTCACGGATGTACGGCAGCCCGCCGACCACCCTGGGCGGGACCTCGGGGTAGCGGACCTCGACAGGTGCCGGGGCGACCACGGGGAGGGCTGACGAATCCCCTCCTTCGGTTGGCGAAACCTCCGTGGCCGCCACCGACACGATTTCGCCATGCTCGTTGGCCTCAATCTCGATGACCTCGGGCATGACGACGAGGTCGGCCTTCTTGGCCGCCAGGATGTCGGCGAGGCTGGTGGTGTCAGTCGTTGTCATCAGTCGTCTCCTTCGGGCTGAACTTGCGGAACGTCTTGGCCTCGACCGTGTAGCCCTTGCGGGTCTGGTTCTTCCAGGTGGCGACGACCCGGCCGTTGACCGTGGCCTCCTCGGCGTCCCCCATCGCGGCCATGACTTCGGCGTCGATCTGGTTCACCCGCTCCTCGAGCTGCTTGATCCCAGCCTTGTGCTTGGCCCGGGCCTTGAGAGCGGCCCCGAAGGTCGGGACGAGCTCGACCGTCTTGCCCACCTCGGGCTGCCACCGGGCCTTGAGGGTGCCGACGTCGTCGGCCGACACCTCGGGCGGCTCGCGGTCGATCACCCGTTGCCAGAACGCCTCCTCGATCTCGATGAGATCGGCAATCAGGGCATCGTTACGCTCGACCTCGGCGATGCGGAGCTCCTGGCCGCCGATCAGGCAGGCGAAGTGGACCCGCTCGAGCCCGAACACGGCCAGGTAGTGCATCCCCTGGATCAGGGCGGGGAACGGGACATTGACCGATCCGTCGTCGTTCTTGGCCCACTGGTCGGCGAACCGGGTGGTCTTGCCCTCATAGATGCCGTCGATCTTGGTGGCTGGGCCCGTCAGGCCATCCACGTTGCCCAACATGAACGGGAGGTTGGAGTCACGGACCATGCGGGGGAACGGGTGGACCTCGATGCCCGTGCGCTCGGTGAACTCAGTGCGGACGGGCGCCTCGAGCAGCTTGCCCCACCGCTGGGGCTCGGATTCGTAGTCCTCGGGCTCGGACGGGTTGACCTTCTCGGCCCATACCTGGTAGGGCGTGCGCCGTGGGTTCAGTCCGCAGATGGCCCCGGCGTCGGAGCCGCCAATGCCCAGCTTGCGGAGCTTGAGCCATTCGGCCGATGACGGCTGGATCTCGTCCAGATCCGCCAATATCTCGATACTCACACGGCCTCCTTGCCCTGTTCCCGCGTTCAGTGTACGCGGGGGGTGTCACAAGGCGCAGACAAATCAGACGCGAACCGACCCCGAGGTATCCGGCCCCGGGGTCGATTGCTGGATCCAGCTTGGTGTTGGGAACAGAGCAGGATCTCCGAGCCGAGGTTAGCCGTTGGGCTGGTCGCGTTCCTTTTCGAGCACGGCCGTCCGCTTTTCAGCCACGTCCTTGCGGTCGATGGCCCGGTCGAGCTGACTGTTGACCAGGGCGTGAACGACATCGACCTTGGCGGTTGCCTCCACCACCTTGTCCGATACCTTGTCGGCCGCTTTGTCAGTCTTGTGGCCGTTGCGAAGCGCCAGGTAGAGCGTCAGGGCAAACCCCGCCCCCAAGATGACATCTGCGATCGGATCGGTTGTGGTCACCCCCAAGACCATGACAGTGAGGTTATGGGCGGGGAGGGATGGTGGGTGGCGGTGGCGGGGGAGTCCCTGTCGAGGGGTCGCTGACGACGTGCTCGATGACCAGGAGAACGGGAGCAAAGGCGGTCAGGATTGCCTTGACCGACGCCGGCAACGAGCCGAGGATGGTGCCGTTGGCGCTGAGAACGCCGATGATCGAGACACAAACGGCGAGCACCTGGCGGACGATGGACGAGACACGCTGAGTGTCGAAGTTGAAGCTCATGGATCCTCCTAGTGGGCGTTCGGGATGGCGTTGATCTGCGCGTCAGTCATCTTGACCGCCGTGTAGAGCCCGGTGGCGATCAGGGCGGCGGCGTCGGCCCCGTCCACGATGCCCGTCTTGGACGAGAGATCCTGGGCGACGACGAACCCGGTGCCGGCGCTGTTGGTGACGTAGAGCGATGCCATGTCATCCTCCTCGATCGGTCCTGGTGGAGCGTAGACCCCGAAAAGCGTGTCGTATTGGATCTGAGAGCCGTGCCAGCTCGACTCGTCCACCGCGGTCGGGATGCCCGGTATCTGAGCGTTGTCGGTGAACTGCCACATGACCCCCCAGCCGGGGTAGCCCTGGCCGTAGGCGGCCACCCACGGCAGGGCCGGGATCTGCTGGTAGACGCTACGGAAGGATGACGCCGAGCCGTAGCCCACGCACTGATCCCAGGGCCGCCCGAGGGCCTGGAGGAACGTTCGCATCCATGCCACGTTGGTCGAGGTCTCGAAGTCGCCCACCGCGGCCAGCGAGCCCGCGTTGGACATGAACCATTGCGCCTCGGCGCCGGCATTGGTGAAGTCACAGAAGTGGTAGGCGAGCACGTCGATGCCTGCCGCTCGAGCTTGGAGAGCGTCGGTGGCGTACCAGGGGTTCAGGTAGCTCGTCCCCTGTGTGGCCTTGACGATGGCTGTTGTGACTCCGTTGTTCTTAGCCGCCACCCAGTCGATCGGCGGCCCGACACCGGGGGGAAGATTGTTGTGGTCGTTCGAGGAGACGTCGACAATACGGCCGATGGCCATGTCAGAAACTTACCGGGTAGGACGGGTCGAGGTTGGCCTGGACCCAGGAGAAGAACGCTGCGGCATCAGTCGACGTGAACACATGACCTTGGGCCACGCCCCGTCGAGTGACGGGCTGGCCGGCATTGACGGCGTTGGTGATGATCTGGTCGGTCCAGTTCTGCGTGACGGGGTTGTTGGTGTTCAACGTGCCCGAGCCGGCGACGGTCGTACAACCTGTCAGCGTGCCCGAGCCCGTCCCGGTGAAGGCGATGATTGCGGACCCCGTGCCACCAGTCAGCCCGGTCACCTGTACCCGCGGGCCGACGACCATGTTGGTCGATGCGGCCACATTGAGGGTTCCCGCGCCAGCGAAGGTCGAGACGGCGACTCCGTTGGATCCTGCGGCAACTGTCGTCGCGGCCCAGCCGACCGCGTTGTCAGAGGTGCCGTACTGGATGATGCCCGGCACGGTCACCGCGTTCATGTACGTCGCGTTGAGGTCCATGCCGGTCCATGACAGGTTCGAGAACACGCCGTTGCCGGTCCATATCGGCCCGATGTTCTCCCACAGACACGCGGGGATGGCTGAAAGATAGCCGATGACCGAGCGGTTGACTGCGGTGACCAGTGCCTTCCACCCCCCGTCAGAACCACCCCACACACCGACAGGGCGCGTACCGCCGTAAGTGCGACGGAAATAGTCGATGAGATGATCCCACTGCTCGAGGTAAGTGGCCTGGTAGCGCGACCCGTGCCCGGCGTCGTTGGAGACATCGTTGTAAAGAGCGCCCATATAGCTCGGGCCGGGAGTAAACACATAGTCCTCGGGGGCTGCTGGTTGAAAGACGATCCAGCCGTCTCCTTGGAGGTCGAGCGAGAGCGTGTCCGATGGTGTCGGTTGGGGGACAGTGCCCGGACTTGTGCCGATCCCGCCGTGAAGGACGACGATGATGCCACGCCGATTGCCCGCTCCGGGGTCGAGGATGCCGAAGCTGCCGGGAACCGCAGGTACGACGAGTTGGCCCGTGCCGAACGGGCCTGAGCAATGCGTCGGCACTTATTCGTCCCGTTGGAGAAGGAGTAGACCCCGTGACGTCGGGAGGTTGACGTGGCGCCACCCGAGCGGCCAGGGCAGGTCGCGAGAGTCGTGCATGGCGACGACGGTGTCGCGGTGCGTCCACAGGTAGAAGTGCGCCAGCTCCCGAGCTCGTAGGTCACCGATGCCCGAGTCCAAGAACATGAAGTCGATAGGGCGGTCGGGAATGAAGTCGAGGGACGAGCAGTGGTGAACCTTGACAGGTAGGCCACGGGTGGCCTGGTGAGCTCGTTCGACGCTGTAGGAGTCGACGTCCATTGTGTCGAGGTTGCCGATGGTCAGTGCTTCGCCGATGGCCCGTGACGTGGTGCCGTGGTAGCAGCCCGTCTCGATGACGTAGCGGGGTCGCATGGCGCGGACCAGGGTACGGATCAGGCCGACGACCTCGGGCTCTGCCTCGATGACGGCGGCGTTCTCGGGACTGTGACCGAAGATCATATGAGTTCGACAACGATCGTGGTGAGTCCGTACACGACACCTACGGTCAGAGTGCCCGCAGCGCCTTGTGATACCAGCATCTGAGAGTTGTAACTCCCCGGCGTCTGCGGAGCAATGCCGGCCGCAATGAGACTCAGGTTGACGCCATCGCTCGAGACGGCCACCTTGTCCTGGACGATGGGGCTGATCGAGTTACCACTCCCGAGTCCGTTACCGACATAGGCGCCCGCTTGCAATGCCGTGCCGGCAACAGCGGACGAGGCAAAGTAGGTGCCGGTGAAAGTAACCAGAATGGGCCGCGCCGGGCCGGCAGGAATGACGAAGGGTGCGATAGCACCAGGCAGAGGAGTGTTCGACGTCGCGGTCGTGGTAAAAGCGTTTTGGAACGAGGCATACCCGATCATGGACGGATAGGGACGCGTCGGATAGATGAGGTTGCCGAGGAAATCCGTGACACCTACCGGCCCACCCGATCCAGTCCCGACCTGGAACACCTGGGTCACCGTGTCACCCGTCGAGACGGTGTTAGTGGGCAATCCAGATATCACGTTGCCCGCCGTGATCCCTGTCAGGTTGTTGCCCGAGACACCCGTGTACTGCAACGTATAGGTCTGACCGCCCGAGTGCGCGACCTGGATCCATCCACCGCCCGTGGAGAACGATGCCCCCGACGCGACGGCCAGTTGGCTCGAAGTGAGGGCGTTGATCGCCTGACCGTTCGATCCGGCCGCCACAGTCGATGACCCGAGTGCGACTCCGTTGGTGCCCGCGTTCGGGCTGCCCTGGTAGATGTTGGTCGTCAACTGGATGTTTGACGCTCCTGTCGCGATGATGCCGATTCTGATGGTGTTGAGCATCGTGCCGCTCAGAGCGAGTGCCGGCGACAGTGAGTTGTTGGTGACCGTGGTGTAGGTGAGCAGCGCCGTGCCGTCCCCGTTGTCGGTCGCGTCAATGTAGGTGTCCGTCGAGGCGGTGAAGGCCCGAGCAGTGACCGCGGCGACAGTGAGCTTGATCCCGAGGATCATCACCGTGCCCGCAGTCATCGACGCGTTACGGGTCGACCCGACCGCATCGGCGGTCCACACGCAACCCGAGACGACGAACGCACGTTGGGAGTCAGAACCGAGCTGGCCGAGGTTGGCGGCGTCGGTGGACAAAATGCCAGATTGCAGAGACGTCAGGCGGTTCGTGCCCATCGAGTAGTTGCCCGTGGCCGTCGTGAGCTGGTTCAACGCATTGGCCCGGATGATCCCTTCGAGGTTGACAGTGCCGACAACAGCGGTGAAGTTGGCCCAGTTGGTCCCGTCTGAGATGAGCCACAGTTGGTCGTACTGGACCACCATCGCGTAGGTAGCCGCACCATTGATCGTCCCTGACGCGGGCGTCACGGTGATGGTGCCCGCCGCGCTGTCTACCTTGGTGACGAGAACCTGGCGACCGATCGCTACTGCCGGGAGAGTGAGTGTAAACCCACCCGCTCCCGCCGTCCCCAAGACGATGTCACTCGGAGCGGCCGTGTAGTTGGCCGACTTGGCAACCACGTTGAACGCGGCAGGAGTGGCACTCATATCACGTTCCAGTTGGTCCCGTCAGCAACCATAGTGAATGAGGCGTACTGAGTATTGATGGCTTTAGTGGCCTGGCCGTCGATAGTGCCCGACGTCGGGGAGATGGTGATAGTCCCCAAGCCGCTGTCCACCTTCTTGACCGTGACTTGGTTGTTGATTGTGGACGCCGGCAGAGTGACCGTAAAGCCTCCTGCGCCCGCCGTACAGAGCACGATGTCCCCGGGGTTGGCCGAGTAGTTGGCCGACTGCGCGGTGACATTGGAGGGAGAGGACGCGTCGATGGCCGCTTCCACGAACGCGGTGGTGGCAATGGTCGTGCTGTCGTCCCCAGCCGCCGCTGTCGGTGCTGTCGGCGTGCCGGTGAGAGCCGGTGAGGCACTGAGGACAACCGTTGAACCTGTGCCCGTCGTGGTTGCTGCTGAGATGGCCGTGCCATTGCCCGCCAGAACAGGAGCGTTGACCGTGGTGCTAATGGTTATCGCGGGCGTTGTCGTCGGGTTCGCCACGGTGCCGGCAAAACCGTTCGCCGACACCACCGACACCGTCGTGACGGTCCCACCAGTGCCGTTAGAAGCAGCCGTGATCCGTCCCTTGGAATCAACTGTGATATTGGCGTTCGTGTACGAACCCGGCGTAACCGCGGTGTTCGCCAATGTAAAGACGTTGCCTGATGTCGTACCATCGCCGGTGAGGACGGTGAGATAATCGGTTCCGGGCACCGCCGCCGAGATGGTCGTGCCGTTGCCTTTGAGGACGCCCGTAACGGTGGTCGACAACGTGATGGCCGGGGTCGTCGTTGGGTTGGCGACCGTGCCCGCGAGTCCATTGGCCGTGACAACCGAAACGCTGGTGACCGTCCCTGATCCTCCACCGCCGCCACTGCTGGGCTGCGAAGGTGTGCCCAGCTCGCCCCAGGTGGTTCCAAGTGGCACTACTGCCTCCCAGCGAGTACCGAGACGATCGGGGTGCCCACCGCGAAGGCGTAGGGAACGTCGTTGGAATAGAGCGCCATCGGGATCGAGGCGCCCGCGACGAGGGATTGGCCGTGCGTGGCGTCGACATTGGGCCCGCCGATCCACACAACGACCGACGCGTCCTCGTTCTTGACGATGAGCGGGATGGGGTCGGCCGCCGCGCCGACGACGTTGGGGAACAGGGCCTTGGTAAGCAGCGGAGTGGCTGTCGAGGTGACGAGGGTGATCTGAACCGCCTTGAGTGCCACTAGACCCGCATCCTCGGTGGTGTGAACGCCCCGACGCCGAGCCGAGGCTGGACCAGGCCGACCGGCGCAATCTTGGTCATCACAGCCTCGTTGACGACAAGAGGCACGGGTTCAGGTTCGGGCTCGGGTTCAATGGCAACGGGCTCGGGTTCGGGCTCAGGTTCGCGTAGGACAACGACGGGTTTGGGGGTGGCCGGAGCCTCGACGTTGATAGACACTGCCGGAACAGGGGCTTCAACGTCGACATGGACCTCGTCAGGACGACGCTCGGCCAGTCGGTCAGCAGCGATGACAAGAGCGGCGCCCGCGACAAGGCCGACCCGGACGGCCGTGGGCTCGAGCGGGACAAGGCCGAGCACTGCGGCGACCAGAGCACCGAGGCGGTAGTACATCTAGTTTCCCGGGCTGATGCGGACGACCACGTTGACGGTGCCACCCGTCGAGATGGCGTACATGGAATCGTTGCCGATGACGGCCGGGAGCTGCTTGGTGATGCCGGCGAGCAACTTCTCGCCGAGTGTCGCCCCCGACGCCGCCACAGTCGACCCGCCGAGGTAGACCGGATTGGTCGCATCGGTGTTCTGAATCGTGACCTGAACCGGGTCGTTGAACGTGCCGGCTCGGAAGATCTGCGCCGTGGCGTTGCCCGCTGCGGTGGTTTTCGGATCAGGGGATACGCCCGTGGAGGTCTGCCAGAGCAGGGCCGGGGAGACGGTCCCAACGGCAACCGTCGTGGTGGTCTGAGCCATGCGGGGATGCTATCCCCCTGGCCTCCTCCTGCCACGGATTCTGACCTGGGCCTCGGCTTCTTCCAGGGCGGCCTTGTCCCGGGCCTCCTGAGCACGCCTGCGCTTGTTTTCAGCGGCCTTGGCCAGACGGGCCTGGTAGTCCTCCCGGCGTTGCTTGCGGTCGAGGGCGTCCTCCTCGGGGGTCAGTTCGCCCAGGAACCGCATGTAGAGCTCCTTGTCGCACCACGTCCCGGCAATGGTGACCGTGCGGAGCTGCCAGCGCTCTAGGGGCCAATACCGCTCGACGTAACTCTCGATCGAGTTCCGGTCGCTCTGCATCCTGGCCTGCCGGGCTCGGGGTCCACCCTTCTTGATCTCCGACACCAGCATCCACTGGCCGGGGTGTATACGGCCGAGCTCGAAATGGCGTTTCCAGGGCGAAGGCCGTGGAGGTGGCCGCCAATGGCGTTTCATCGGGTCGAAATGGACGAACTTGGGCTCGTCCAGGCGTCCCGTCTCAATCGGCTCGTCGGGCCACCGCGGCACCGTTCTGAGACTCCTTCCATTCCTCGATCATCAGCCAGGTCACCAGGGCGTCCGACAGGGCATCGCTGCGGCTCTCGAGCTCGCCGGCCGCCTTGAGCTTGGCCACCCGATCATTCAACAACATGGCCGCCGACTCGGAGACTCTAAAGCTGAGTGGGACCGATGGACCCGGGACGTCCTTGAACGTATACCGTCGTCTTGCTTCTGTTCCCATACGCTCTGTTTACACCTGCGCCGCATACGCGGCAAGGGTCAGTAGCCGTAGGGCGTCGGTGGCGGCAGCAGGGACTCGATCGGAGCGACCCCCGGATTGGCCTGTAGGGCCTGGTTGTAGAGGGCTTGGAGTTGGGCCGGCGTGATCTCGTATGCAGTGTTCAGCGGGTTGGGGACGCTCTTGTATCCAGACAGGCCCGAGAAGTCCCCGCTCTGGAACGCGGTCTGCGCCGCCGCCTTGGCCGTCTCGAACCGGGCGTTCTGGTCCTTGGCCGCGACCTGCTTGAGATTGACGGGAGGGTTGACGAACGGGATGTTGAGCGAGGAGAGGAGCGACTTGATGGCCGACGCCCGGTTGGTCTGCCATTCGGTCCGGTAGCCGCCTGCCGCCTGGGCGGCCGAGCGCACCGCGGCCACCTGGGGGACGAACTGCTCGAGGGCATTGATCCACGACCCGCCCCCCGTCGTCGTTTGGATGCCGTAGAAGGCGTTGTAGGTGACGCCCGGGTAGAGCTGCGAATCCCCGTAGGAGAACTGCGGGTAACGCATCGACGGAATGGCGGTGAGCGCCGGGTTGAGCGCCTCGAAGAACCCCGTGAGCGTCCCGTAGTTGGCCACGTCACGGAACGGGTCGAGCGAACGCAGGTCGATGGCGTTCACATTGCCCTGGGCGTCGGGCGAGCCGAGGAAGTAGAGAAACTGGATCCTGATGGGCCAGCCCAGCGGGACCTGCTGGGAAGCGTTGAACGCCAACTGGGAAAGCACCAGCGCCCGGTACGGGTGGTCGAAGGGGAACGACAGGACATAGCCCAAGATGTGCTTCTGCCATCCGTAGAACGGCATGATCGACTGGGCGATGGACCGCTCGAGCGGTGACATCCGGTTCAGGTTGCCGAACACTTCTTGAACATGGTGGATGCCTTCTTTGACCGCCCGCTCGGACGAGACGCTGATCTCGCGGCCCGTCTCGGGATCCTCGATGGTCACCTTGCCCGCACGTCGGTCGACCTTGGCCGCGCCGTCAAGGTAGGCGAGGGACGCCTGGAGGTCGCGGACGTAGTGCGTGAACCGGAAGTTGATGTCGGCCAGGGCGCGCAGGATGTGGACCGGCTTGGCCGCGGCCATCTTGACCTTCTGGACCTGCTCGACGTGCTCGGCCACGGCCAGGCTGTGCATGTCCTTACCGGCTTGGTGGTTCACCATCCCGATCGGGTCCTCGAACCCGAGTTCGGACAGATGCCCGCCGACACCCTGGGGAAGCGTGCCGTCGCGCAACGCCCGGGCCGCGGCAGGGATCATCGTGAACACCAGAGGGTTCGACCGCAGCGCGAGCATCATGGTCCCGCCAAAGACGACGTGCGCGGTGTAGCGCGGTGAGAGTCCGAGAATGGAGTAGCGGAACAGTCGGTTGGACTTGGCCAACAGGCTCCTGCGCCGGCCCCGTTCCATCTGCTCGAGCGCGTTGACGATCGGCTTGGGTAGGTAGAGCTGACCTTCCTTGTTCCACCGAGGCAGGCTGAACTCGAACATGCGGCCCGGGTTCCACGCCACCAGGCCGAGATCCTCATGGGTCAGGTTAACGAGACGCTGGGGAATGTTCTCGCCGGCCAGCCGTAGCTCGGGGTGCTGGAACACCCACAAGAAATCGTTGAGCTCCTTCTGCGTGACCGCCATCGGCCGGATGTAGTGCTCGACCATGTGGATCGTCGCATCGCGCTGGAGGGCCTGGACGACGGCCTTGTTGATGCCCAACGCAAAGTCGTTCTTGTGCGGAGTGAGATTCCACTCCTTCTCCTTGGCCATGTCGGGCTTGGGGATGCCCCGTCCGATGAGCGGAGCCAGTGAGTCCCGGCCGAGCCGCTCGTCAAAGGTCGTGGCGTGGGGAATGTACTCGACCCGGAACCCTTGGCCAATGAGGATCTTGAGTTGCTCCTTGGCGTCGTAGACGAACGACTCGTACTGCGCCTGGGCCTCGGCCGCGAGTTCGGGGTCGAGGTCGGGTTGTTTCATTATCTCGTGGAAATGGGTCTGGATGAGCTCGGCGATCACCTGGGGGTCACTGCGAATCTGAGCGAGCCGCTTGTCCGTCATGCCCGGCTTGTCCGTCAGGTACTTGTCCGTGGCGATAGTCAGCGCGGCGGTGTCCTCCATCTCCAAGATGTGCTTCTGTACCAGTGAGTTGAACGCGTCGCGGTACTGGTCGGCCGGGTTGTCGGCTACGGCCTCATGGAAGTCACGCACGGCTTGGCCGAGACGAGTCACGTCGGCGAGGGCCTGGCCCATCCCCTCCTTGCGGATCCGAGTCTGCTTGTCGTGGAGCTTGACCTCGGCACCGTGCTTCTTGGCCAGACGCGCCCGGTCGCGCTCGAAGGTCCGGTAGGCCAGCGTGTCGGCCGCCGCCTTGGCCTTGGTGGCCTCCTTGATCTCGGCCGCCGCCCGCCGCTTGAAATCACGGATGTCCCGGTTGAGCTTCGGCATGATCTGTGTATCGAGCACCTTGTTGGTGACACGCTGGGCCGCGTTCTCGGCCTGGTCGATCAAGAAGCGTTCCTGAATCGCCACCGTCTCGGTGGCGGTCCTGGTTGTGCGGGCGAGATTGACGGCACGGATCCGCTTGCCTTGCTGGTATCTGCCGAGGAGTTCGTCACGCTCGCGGGTATGGCGGTCTTTCAGGATCGTTCGCCCTTGAGCACGGTGCGCCAAGTCCTCTTGGAGGAAATGGCGCTGGGCCTTCTCGGTCCCGTGGATCGCCTCGTCAATCGCCTTGGCCTCAGCCTTGTACGCCTTGGCCCACCCCTCGAACGCCACCGCGGCCTCACGGAGAGCAACGAGAGCTGGGTGCTCGGCGGCGTCGACCGACTTGGCACCCCACGCCGAGAGCCGTTCGCGCATGGCCTTGGCGAGCTCCCCGATCTGGTCGGGATCCCGGTTGGCCACCTGGGCCATGAACTGATCGGCCAGCCCACCCTCGCCCACGACGCTGTGAAGCTGCTCCTGGCGGCTGATGACGCCCTTCTTCACCAGACGGCCGGGCTGGGCGAGATCCCGGGTCAGCGGACGTTGGAGGGCCGGATCGTTGAAAACCTGCTGGCGAGCCGCGAGTGTCCTGTCCTTGAAATCGGTCGACGCCTGGGCGAGCATCCCATCGAGGGCCTCCAGACGGGCGCCGTGGTGCTCGAGCCCGTCGAGAGACGTTGCCGCCGCCCGCTCGGCATTACGGCGCCGTTGGGCCAACTGGAGCACCTTCTTGGCGTTCCTGCCGGCCGGTGCCCACATCCCGACGTCGCCACTGAGACTGTGGACGGGTCGGATGTTGCCCTGGAACAGCTCCTCCTCCTTGGCGAAGCGGAGCGGGCCGTTCATCCAACTCTTGATGACCTGTTTGACCGCCGGCGACACGACGGGATCCGCGAGCGCCTTACGGACAGAATCCCCCTCGGTCAGGTTGGTGGTGTCGAACACCTTGGCGACGAACTGCTTGTCGGTGTCGGACAGCTTGTTGTACTCCCAAGTGGGCCGGTCGAACAGCCAGGAGTAAATATTCGACTGGAGCGCGCCCGAGGTCTGGTATCCCTCGGAGATGTCCCCGAGCGCCCG